TCTTAACAGTACTTTGAATTTGTTGTTGCAAAATTTCACGCCAGTTCATTTTAGGTTCAGTAAACTGTTTAATAATGCGTGCAATTTCACCTGGTACTTTGCCAGCACCGGCAGCTTGTGCAGCCGACAGCATACTTTCTTTAATACTGTCGCGAATTTCTTTCATTTCTGCTTCGGTGTATTTAGGCTGACCGTCTTTACCGTCACCGTCGAGATCCAAGTGCTCGTCGAGCATTTCGCCTAGTTGATCCAAGTCGATATGCTCAACAACATTTTCCATTAGATCATCGTAAACTTCTTCACTAGACCAGCCCTCGTATTTGAAATCTTGGTAACAGTCAACAAGTTTAGGCTTTGAACCAATTTTGTCGCGAACAAGAAGATTGTTTACAATGTAATCAGCAGCTACGTTATGAATTTTAGGGTCACGATCACCACGACGACCAAGGTGATCAAATACACAGTGCAAAATTTCGTGTGCAACCACAAACTCAATCTCAGAGTTTTCCATTGCATTAAAAAATTGTGCATTGAAGTATAAGTTACGACCATCAACAGCAGCAGTCGGCAGCCAATCGTTAGCAGGTTTTACTCTAAGACGAGTAGCCATGTTGCCAAAGAACGGATGTTTCAACAGCAAGCCGACCCGTGCAACAGTAATACGATCCATTACTTCTGTAGTCATACGATCAAGTTCTTCGGGAGTAATATTAGGATCGGGTTGCCAGTGTTTTGTACCTTCTACAGACATGATGTCACCTTTGTTGTTTAATATATGTATATAATACAACAAAGCGCCTGACTTGTCAAGCGCTTTGTTTTTTTACTCTTGTGCAGCCTTAATGTATTTTCCATATCTTTCGTGGAATTCATCAAAGCTAGGAACTTTATCAGGATCAATCGGCAAACGGTACTGAGTAAGGGCAAGTTTCATACCCATTACAACCAACTCAGTATCAAAGTTCTTCATTGAAAACTTCAAGAAGTTTTCAACTTGTCCGTAAAAGTCACTGTTATCGTCGTTAACTGACTGACTAAGTTCGTAACACATTGCAACAATCAAGCTGTACATTGCACTAATTTCGTTAGTATCAAGATCTGTTACCTTACCAGCCAAAATATCGCTTGGATTAGGCATGTCAGCAGCAACTTTACGATGTGCAACAAACTTTACCGCAAGGCCTTCACCGATCGAACCTGACACAAGATCCATAAGTGTCTCCGAATCATAGTTATCAGTAAGGAAGTCACTTACAAACGACCACGAACGGGGTGTTGCAAACGAACGACTCGGCGACTTAGGATCAAAGTCATATAAGTCACCTTTACTAAACTGCAGGTAACCAACTACGTCGGGGTGAATTTTGTTGTTTACAGCCCATTCAAACCAGTCATCAAATGATACTGACATCTCCAAGTGCACAAAACGGTTAGCCAGCGGTGCTGGCATGCGATAAGTAACACCTTTATCGCTGTCACGGTTACCGGCAGCAACAATAAGAACATTGTCTGGCAGTTTGTATTGTCCTACACGACGGTTAAGAATAAGCTGATATGCAGCAGCTTGCACAGCTGGAGCAGCTGAGTTCATTTCGTCCAAGAACAAAATTACATGTTCGTACTGGCTTGCAAGTTCTTCATCAGGCAATTCGCTAGGTTGTGCCCAAACCATTTTGCTTTGCGTTGAATCAAAGTACGGAATACCTTTAATGTCAGTTGGCTCCCAAAGACTAAGACGAATGTCAATTACATGAGCATTCTTACTAGCACCAATTTGGTGAACAATGTCTGACTTACCGATACCTGGAGGACCCCAAATAAAGATTGGACGTTGCTGATCGAATGCAGCTGAAATAACTTTCTTTGCATTATTAGGGGAAGTAGTACGAATATTGTCCATTGTGTTCTTACCTGTGTATTTGTTTATTAACTATGTATATAATACGACAAAACAGACTATATGTCAAATGTTTTTTTGCTTTTCTATTGCTTTAATTAAACCGTATCTTTCTATATCACCAGAAAGCAAACTTAGCTCCATTGCTTTGCGATCATCTGTAACTTCTATATACTTTTTTGTGAGAAAATACGGACATGTGATAAAGTTGTCTAAGTGTATCAGAATGTTCGTTTTGTAAATGTTAAGATCTGGTGGAAAGTTAATTTGATAAAACGCTAAAGACAGTTGATTTTTTAAAAAATCTCTACCTTCTTCAGTCAATCTTAAGCCACCAGACTGCTTATCACGAATGTTGTACCACCATTCGGATGAATATTTTTTTAGATTAACTTCATCAACACTAATTTTAGCAGTGTTTAAAAAAATTTTTGTGTATGTTGCTCTATTCATTCAGTAAGTTATCTGAAGTAAACTTAATAACCTTAAAATCTTCAGTGTTCCACATACTATTTAACCTTTGAGCAAGGTTATGAGCGTGTCCGGGATTAGAAAAACTAGTTTTCTTATACTTAGGACCTGGGTAGTTAGTTAAACTGTTAAAACTTTTTAGATTAAAAGGTTTATTCTGATAAAAAACTGCCCAAATTGCATCCGCTTGAAGAACTTGTTCTGTTCTATATGTCTTTTTATCCGTGTATTCTTTTAAGATAACAGGTTTCGGCCTGCTCATTTTCTTCTTCCTTTAACTACGTATATTTATCTATTACCAACTGCTACCGCCATCCATTTTGATGTCGATTACTGGATTATTTTCTTCATCTTGCTTTTTCATTAACAGTTCTTCTAAGTTTTCTACATGCCTAGCTAGCATTAAAGTCAGGCAGAATTGTAACTTTTTTGCTTTGTCAATGTCAAGTCTGATTTCTTTTTGTCTGCTTGACTCTGCACTCTTTACTAAACTTAAAAAATCCTTTAGTGGACTTGTATTAATTGGTTGATTTTGCATTTTCTTTACTCAATTGTTGGCGCATTTCGATTTCTGTTTTAAATGGACCCTTGTAATCATATCTTTCAATAGTAATTAACTTAGGACAAAAGCTTTTTACCCAGCCTTTGTTAAATTTAATGATGTAATATCCTGCACAATATACACTTTTAGACTTTTTGCTTTTTGTAAACAAGGGCAATTTCTTTTTAAGGTCCCACATGCTATTATATGGCTTAGAATTACACACAAATTTGTGCACATCGTATTGTGTAGTTTCTTGAATTTTAAGTTGAGTCCAAGTGAGATCACCTAATTTTTTCTTAATATTAGACTTGTTCTTATAAACTTCGTATTTGCCGTCGCTGTTAACAATGTAATGGTCGTTGTCGAATGATATTGTACCAACATTTTTACCGTTGTCAATAACAAGCCAAAACTTGTCTTTTAGGATTTCTTTTGCATTTTTCATACTGGGTATCTCGCTTGGAATGGAGTTGAATATAGTGAAATATTATCAGCAATACGCTGCATATCCCACTTATTACAAAATTTAAGAAGTCGCACACCTACTTGTGATAAATCTTTAGGAGCATGTGTTTGTTCATTAATTGTATTGGTAATTTCGTTACGGATATTTTCGGGTTGTGCAGACAAATCACATAGTAAAACATTGCGATTGTAATCGTCAATAACTCTGTGTTCATCACCGTTGTGATCAGTCCAACGCTGAAGCATCATGTTGTTCCAATTATAGCCTTTAGTAGTCATATCTGCATAAGCTTCAGTAAGACCTACTTTATTCTTAGTGCCTTTCTTACGTACACCGGGGTAAGCACTAAAGATGTTGTCACTAGTGTCGCCACGCATACACTTTTCAAACAGCAACCACTGTGGGTCTGGTGCAGGCTTTGCATCACCAGTTTTTTTATCAATAACTGGCTTACCTTTGTCGTCAAAATAACCTTCGTGTGTAATTGTAGTATTACTAACACCGTTGTATTGTTTTACATTGGGTGCAATAAGTTGTGCAAAGTCGCCATCTGTACTAAGAATAACATGATTGTCGTTAAGATGAGACTGCACCCAACCAGCAATAAGATCGTCTGCTTCCAGCACAGGGTTGTGTAGTACAGTACAGTTTGTTTTTTCACGTACAAACGATTTAAACTCGTCAAAGATTTCAAAAAACACACGATCTTCTTCTGCTTCTCGGGCAGTCATAGCATCACGAGCTTCTTTACGGTTACGCTTGTAAGGCTCGTAAGCATCTTTGCGCCAACTACGGCCTTCTAAGCAAAAGACCACATGGTCTGCATCAAAGTCAGTCCATGCTTTCTTAATACTGTTAAAAGTTACATGCAAAGCCATACCGACTTTGTCGTCGAGACTTCCCCGAACTACATGTCGAGCTCGAAAGAAAGTGTTCATAGTGTCTACAAGAATATAAGTGCTCATATAATTATATTAGTATATAATATCACAAATGTCAACTGTTTTTCCATAATTGTTTCATGTATTTTGAAAAATTTTGATATAAGTCTGATAGTGATGTATTTTTCACAATATTTTTTAAACTTATTACTTTTTGCGATTTATTCATTATGTTAGACTGTAAATTAGAATCAACAATTTGTTTCAATACAACTTTTTGTGCAGTGTTGAATTTTACTGCGTATAAAGGATCGCCTCGTTTTATATTAATTGTACAAGGTCCATGAGCTGGAATACACGTAAAATTTGTAGGCCTACAAATTTTACTAATGTTAAAACTTCCGCAAAAGTTCTTAAATGGTAAATGAATAAGAGGAGGATCTATTAGATCAATAGTAACATTATCATTTTTATTTATAAAATAGTAATTTAGCGGAAAATCTAAACAAGTTTGAGTTTCTAGGTTTGATTCAATTACATTTTGTGTAAAAATACTTCCGTTGTGTTTAAAAGTAACTTTTTCGTTTTGATCAACATCTAAAACAAAATTCACAGGACTTGTAATTAAATATACATTTTTTAAATATTCAGTTTTAGACGGACAATGCCAGTAGTCTAATTTAGATCCATATTTTTTTATTAAAAAAGGAAGAATAGGTGTAGGTGGATTTACAGCTAATTCGTAATCTAAATTATTTGCAATACAACCAAACCATTGTACTTCGATATTCATTAAGAAACCTCCGATTTTCCTTTGTCGATAGGAATAACATTAATATAGCCCATATCTCGATCAGCAGTTTGTCCTTCTTCTTGTAGCATCTGTGACACAACAGTTTTAAACCATTGATCTACGATAGCTTCGGGTGTTTCGCCTTTATAGCCAGCATCTAATAGTTGCTCAATAAATTCGTTGTTCCAATCGAGTTCAAAAAATCCGTTTCTAATATTATCAGGATTAACTTGTGTATCTATCACTGCTACATATGCTTCACCTTTTGCAGATGCAGCCGCTTTTGGATCAGTTTCTTCAAGAAGTTTGATTTTTTCTTGTTCTAGTTTATCAATGCCCATAATACGTTTTAAAAATTTTTTCATTTCTCTTTTTCCTTTGTTGTAAGATTGCCAGCAATTATAATTCGGTCAGTATCATTTGTTTGATGCGGTACATGATGAAAAAGATAAGCTGGAAAGAGTACAAATGAACCTTCTATTGGAGGAATATAAAATTTATCACTAGAATCTGTAAAGCATAATGGTTGTGAATTTTCATCTGATTTCAAAAAATATACAAAAGAAAAATTATATGGATTATGCCAATGTGGAACTGTATGATCACCTTTTTTATACATTGCACCCCACATATTATCCACTTTGGTATCTAAAGTAGTAGGACTATGATAAGGATGTTCTTCTGAAATCGATATTGCAAAATCTTTTAATGGCTGAAATTCAGAATTATCACGTAGATCATTGTAATCAGTCATTCCACCTTTTATATTAGTAGACCTGTCCATTTTGTCGCCTATATCTTTAATGATTTTAATCCATTTTTCGTTACAATGTAGATGCCCGGGATATATTGTGTGTAATATAGTTTGATTGATTGAAACTTGATGTACTTTTACAGGTAGTATTTCAGTCATTATGTTCCCCAAGCATTACCGAATAATGAGATATGCAGTCGAGGAGTAAATCTCCAACCACGCTGCATACAAATTTCCGCTACTTCTTTAACATTCATATTATATTCTTCTGAACGTCCACCGAGTGGCATGAGGTATACAGGACACTCAACTCCTGCTTCTTGGTACGCTTCCACGGCTTTACCAACTTCGTCAACGTCGTCTTTGTCAGCAACAACAAATTTAAGATAAAGATTGCTATTAGCAACAGAGGCATACTGGCTAGCAACCTCAGGCTTAATAGCATCATTCCAAGACTCGCCTGAAACGGAGAGTTTGGGTGAACAGCTGAAAGTGACTTGAATTCTTCTGTTATTCTCGAGATAGTCGAGTAAATCTTTGTGTAACATTTGTGTAGTGTTGGTTTCAAACGTAACATTTTTTAAGTCCTTCATTTTAGGGTGTTCAAATAAATCAACGTAAAGTCGTTGCCAAGCAAGAAGAGGCTCTCCGCCTGTCATAATTAGGTGGATGTCTTGCCCGTTATCCATAGTCCATTTGCCTTCGGGTAATAAACTAATTAAATGATCAACTACTTCGTCGACTTCTGCTAGTTTGTTAAAATGCTTAAATTCGGGATAGATACTTGCGTAAGTATCGCACCCTGTATGAATAATAGGTAAATCTTCAAACTTTTCTGTAGTTTTGTGCACACCGGCATCGAGCAATTCTTTCACTTCGGGATTATATCGATTTCCTTCGGCATGTTGTTTCCAGCGGTCTTTGTCTTTTGGCAAACCAAAGTTCATGCATCGAAAGTTACAACCGAAGGTACGTAGGAACACACTAGGTACTCCTACGTACTTGCCTTCACCTTGTACACTGTAAAATGCTTCTGAATAACGTAATTTCATTAAAGCTCCTCAAGAATACCGAGTACTTCAGCGCCAATTAGTAATACACCGCCTACTACAATAGGCATAATTCCTACCGGCATAAACAGTACACTTACAAATGCAGCGCCTGCTCCGATACGTACAGCACTCTTTACGAGGCTGATATAAAAATGTTTCTTGCTTATATCAACGGGCTCAGCCATTATAAATCTCCTTTAATAATTGGCGTAGAGCCAATACTATCGTGATAATCACCGTTGGTATGATATTCACGTACAGCAGATTCACGAATTACGTGTCCGCCAGTTTTGCGATAAATTACAAGTTCTTTGCGAATTACACCATCTCGATCGCTGTCAAGCACTGACTGAAACGGACCAAGTTGTACAGGTTTTTCTGCTGCCATTAGTTTGAGTATCCTTGTTGTAGTTTGATGTTATCCATAAACTCTTTCTTAG